CGGTATGATTCTTAACACTGTCACAAATGAAATTTTTGATGGTGCAAAAGGAGTAGATGTATTGCCTGCACACTACAAAAGACAACTTGTAGAATGGCAAGACAGAGGAGAGAGCAAAGGTGCTCCTGTAGCAATACACGAAGCATCTAGCGATATCATGAGTAAGACAACTCGTGATAAATCTTACAAAGATAGATTACCTAACGGTAATTATATTGAGAATACAGCAAATCATTTTGTTGTGTTATTGGGTAAGAGTCCAACAACAGCTTTGATTTCTATGAAATCGACTCAATTAAAAATTAGTCGTAAATGGAATTCAATGATGATGGGACTTAAGCTACAAGGTAAGAATGGCTTATTCACACCGCCTACATATAGCCACATTTATAAACTAAAAACAGTTCAAATGTCTAATGACAAGGGAACTTGGTTTGGTTGGGATGTATCTACAGTAGGTCCTGTTCAAGACAAAGGCGTTTATGAAATAGCGAAGAACTTTGCAGCTAGTGTATCTAAAGGTTCAGTTCAAGCTAAACATGAAACTGAAACGTCCGAACAGTCTAAAACAAAAAAGACTTTAAATTTATAGTTCCTGCGTAGGAAAATAAGGGGGCCGAATAGGGAGACTGAAGCGGCCCTTTTAAAGTTGTGTTGAATATATGAAAGTAAATGATAAAGCGCCAAAAACTTATGAAGACTGGATAGATTCCGGACACGTAATTGTACCCTGTGATAAAAAGGCACCCATACTTAAAAAGTGGACAGATTTAAGTTTCAGACTATCAAAAGAAGAATGGAAAGAACAACATTTAGCTTTTCAAATAGGTTTGCGTTTAGATAAATACATTGATTTTGATGTAGACAATCATTTAATAAAAAGATTTACAAGTGATTATCTTAAGGGATGTGGTGCAATATTTGGAAGAAAAAATAATCCAACAAGTCACTATCTTTGGGCTGGTTCAGTTGAACCCGTAAAATTTATATTACCAAAAGAATTAACTAATTATACTAAAAATTTTGCTCACGGGAATACTCTTTGTGAATTAAGACATGATATTAAACAACATACTGTAGTTCCCGAAAGTGAATATCATTTAAATAACGAAACTATTGAATGGGAACATTATGAAGGAATACAAGAATATTCTGGTAGTTTAAAATTAGATGTTGGTAAAATAGCTTTATCATCTGCTCTTTGTATTTTATATCCTGAAAAAGGAGACAGAGATAATTATTGTACAGCAATAGCTGGAGTTCTTTTAAGTCATACTAAATGGACTTTAGATGAAATAGATAATTTTATTTATAGAATTTCAGTTGAAGCTTTAGATGATAGACCACAAGATAGAAGTAAAAAAGGAACAACACATTCTAAATCAAATCGAAAATTAGGTATGCCAACAATTGCATCATCAGTAGGTGGAGACTGTACAGTTAAAACTATTCAATTATTATTTAGTTGGATTGGTATTACTAGTGAAGCTGTAGAAGGACAAGAAGCTATTGGAGATATTATTGAATATGGTCCTGACAGATATGAAATAGAAGTAAATGGCACTAGAGATGGAGTTAAAACAAAGGTTTTAATTGAAGTAGATGGTCCAACTTTAATGAAGCAGTCGTTTTTTTATGATGAAGTTATGAAACAAGCACAGGTTTGGATTCCTAAAATGAAGCCTGTTGACTTTGAAAAAATTATGAAAATGAAATTTGAAACAAGAAGGAAATCAGATAATTATATAGAAGAAGCAAGTGAAGATTTAATTTTTATTAAACACTTTAAACATTACATTGCATCTAAGTCTGCGTTTACAGAGAAAAAAAATTTATTAGATTTTCAATTACCTTTTTATGATATTAAAAAAGAAGTTTTAGAATTTAATTTAGATGCTTTTGAAGATTTTTTAGATTCAAAAAGAATAACAATAAAACGTATTGATCTAGTGCGTAAAGTTAAAAGAATACTTAAAGCTAATAAAAACAAAGGTAAAGTTAATGGAAAGTCTTGTGTATCTTGGAAAATAGATAATTGGGATTTACCCCGTGAACAAATAACAATTGAAGGTGAATACGTAGAGGGAGGAGAGGTAAAAGAAATTGACTTTGAAGCAGACGCAGTCGAAGATTAGATTTGTAGTTGGTCCTCCAGGCACAGGAAAAACTCATATTTGGATCTTAGAAAAATACAAGGAACTATATAAATTATATGGTGCAGATAAACTTATACTTTTATCTCATACTAATGTTGCAACTAAAGAATTAAGAGCAGCTATAAAAAATTTAGATGAAATAAAAAATGATCCAATTATACAAGAGGATGTAGATAATTTTTTAGAAAAAAGAATACGTACAATACATGCATATTGTAAAGCAGCTGTAAAAACTAGAAGAGAAGTATTTAGTAAAAAAACAGATTATCCTGAATTACTTAAAGTAATTCCTTTAATGAATTTAGCAAAAGGAGCTCAAAAAATAATAGACCCTTTAAAAAAGCACCCTGTTTTTAGATGCATTAGTGAAGCACATGGACGTGGTTTAACTATAGCAGAACATTGGAACAGCACAGAGGCTCCTTTAGAATCTTATAAACCTTATAACAATCATCAAATAATGGATATTAAAAAAGCTTACGAAGAGTGGAAAAAAGAAAATTTTATTCAAGATTATAATGATATGATAGATAACTTTAATAAAAGTAAAAATCCCCACATCATAGACGCTTTAATAGTAGATGAAGCTCAAGATAGTAATGTTCCTCAACTAACGGCTATTGAAAAAATGTCAGAGCATGTTAAGGACGGTCATTTATATTTTGTAGGTGATCCTAATCAAACTATTTTTAAATTTTCTGGATCTAATCCGGAGTTGTTTGAAAAATTAGCTAGAACTCCTTACAAAGAATTAGAAATAGGAAAAAGATGTAGTGAAGCTATAAATGAATATTGTAAGAGAATAATAAAACCTATTTGGGATCACTATGATTATAAAAGAGTTTGGACTCCAACAGAAGTAAAAGGTAGTGTAAGTATGTTACCAAATTTAAAAGGTTCTCAAGAATTAAGTAATTTATTAAATAAAATTAATAACAGTAAGGAGTCTTTTTTATTTACTTTTAGAGCGGAAAAATCAAAACAATGGTTGATTCCTTTTTTACATAAATATGGTTTTAAATATTCTCCTGTGGGTGGTTATCAAAAAGTATCTGATGCAGAACTTAATTCTCATTATTCTTGGCCTTTATTTTTAAAAGGTGTACCTCAATCTTTAGATCAAATTAAAGCTTATTGGAAACACATGGACAAAGAATTTAAATTAAAAGATTCTAGAATTTTTAAAAAAATGATTGATAGAGATTATACATTCCAAGAGTTTGTTAATTTAGGTTATTTGTCCTCTTCTATTGCTGACACCACAGATTTCTACTTTCTTTGTAAGAAAGTAAAAGGAGAGATAGCTCAGTTTAAATTTAGAGAAAAGATTATGTACATTAGAAGCGTAATTAATAACAACAACTTAAACCAAAAAGCTAAGATAGAATATGGTAATTTTCATACAGTGAAGGGTATTACTAGAGATAATGTCATCATAGATCTATCGATTACAAGGCCTGAGCCCTATTTTGAGCAGCTTTATCTAGCATATGTGGGGTGTAGCAGGGGTAGGAATGATTTATGGGTTTTAAGGACACAAACAGGAAGGGAGCTAGGAAGAAAAAATGAGTACGTACGATAAACAAATTGCGGGATCTCACTATAAAAAGTTTGCGATTCAGCCAAGTAAGTTTGTAAATGACAACAAGTTGCTTTTTGCGGAAGGCAATGCTATAAAATATATATGTAGGCATTCTCAAAAAAATGGGAAAGAAGATCTTGAGAAAGCTATGCATTACATAGAAATGATAATAGAGAGAGATTATAAATAATGTGCACTGTACCAGAGATTGAAGATCTTGATTTAAAAGGAATAGACACTGTTGCCATTGACTTAGAAACTTATGATCCAGACTTAAAGAAAAAAGGATCTGGCGCTGTAATAAAAAATGGTTTTGTTACTGGTATAGCAGTGGCTACACACAAACAAACTTTATACTTTCCAATACAACACGCAATGACATCTAATTTAGATCCAAAAGAAACTTGGTTTAAGTTAAACAATTTAATTTTTCAAAATGAAAAGATAAAAAAAGTATTTCACAATGCAATGTACGATGTATGTTGGATAAGATCTGCAACAGGAAAAATGCCTAAAGGACCTTTATTAGATACTATGATCGCAGCGTCAGTTATTGATGAGAATAGAATGAAATATTCTTTAGATGCAGTTAGTAAAGATTATTTACAAGATACAAAATATAAATGGGATTTGACAGAACGATCTTTGTCTGATCATGGAATAAAAGATCCTATGTCTAATATGCATAAACTTCCATACAGT